ACTTCAGGAAACAGAGCCATACTATTCAACAGATTATAAGTTGTTTGATAAAGCAGCCACAATACTACGGCAGCAACAAGCAGAGATAGCGGAGTTGAAAAACGCAAGGGACTATTGGTGCTTACAGTATAAAGATATACTTAGTAAACTTGAACGAATCTCTAACGAAAGGTGTGGTGGAAAGGATGAAGATAGTTCTAGACATAGAAACAAACAGTAAGCACGACAAGATTTGGTTAGTAGTAACGAGAGACATTAACACAGGAGAAGTGAAATCGTGGAAGGAAGCAAGCGGATTACAAAAGTATTTGGACAACTGCGATTTGATTATCATGCACAACGGAATCTGCTTCGATGCCCCAGTACTGAGAGAGACCTGGAAGATTTCGATAATGCCGAGCCAAGTGTGCGACACGCTCGTGTTAAGTCGCCTACTAAGTCCAAGCCTAGAGGGAGGACATAGTCTTGATGCATGGGCGACGAGAGTCGGATCTTTTAAAGCACCTTATCAAAAGATATGGTCTTGGATTACTGGAACTAGACTCATAGCAGATAAGGAACATCCTGCATTTAACGGATACTACAGCGGTATGGAGTTTGATAAACCAGTAATGCCTTTACTTGAATCGTACTGTATCCAGGACACACTAGTAACACAGAAGTTATACGAGCACTTAACAAGTGAATTGCAGTTTAATAAATTTGACCAAAGGAGTATTGATCTTGAACACAAAGTCCAAGCAATCATCGCAAAGCAAGAAAGAAACGGTTTTAAGTTGGATGAAGTGGCAGGTATTACTCTTCTTTCAACGCTGCAGAATAAGCTGGCTGCTATTGAAAATGAACTTCAGGGTATCTTCCCAGCGAAGACAATCGAAAGAGTCTCAGAAAAGACTGGCAAGTCCCTCAAAGCCAAAGTCGAAGTCTTCAACCCAGGCAGTCGCAAGCAAATCGGTGAGAGGCTCATCGAGAAAGGCTGGAAGCCCAGTAGGTACACCGAAACAGGTCAACCGATCGTCGACGAAGGGACGCTAGACGGAGTAGATATACCTGAAGCTAAAGCGATCAATGAGTTCCTGATGTTGCAGAAGAGAGTAGCTCAAATAGAATCGTGGCTCAAGGCAGTGGGTAGTGATGGTCGAGTACATGGTAAGGTGATTACTAATGGTGCAGTCACAGGACGAATGACGCACATGTCACCCAACATGGCACAAGTACCAAACAGTGGAAGCCCCTACGGTGAAGACTGTAGGGATCTATGGATTGTAGAGAAAGGATATAAGTTAGTAGGTATCGATGCTTCAGGACTGGAGTTGAGAATGCTTGCTCACTATATGAAGGATGATGCATACACAAATGAAGTCGTTTCAGGTGACATCCACACAGCAAATCAAAAGGCTGCTGGATTGCAAACAAGAAACCAAGCGAAGACCTTTATATATGCATTCCTCTATGGTGCAGGGGATGCCAAGATCGGGACGGTTGTTGGTGCTGGAGCAAAGGAAGGGAAAGAACTTAAGTCTCGTTTTCTTAAGAACACTCCGTCGCTTGAGAAACTTAGAGAACAAGTTAGTTCGATCTCTCAAAAGTCGGGAACGCTACCAGGTCTTGATGGACGCAGAGTACAAGTTAGGTCTGACCACGCAGCACTTAACTCATTACTCCAGAGTGCGGGTGCGATTGTCATGAAGCAAGCGTTAGTTCTCTTGAATGATGAACTACGCAGGGCTAAGATTAACTACAAGTTCGTAGTGAACTGTCATGATGAGTGGCAAATAGAAGTAGAGGAATCAAGAGCAGACGAAGTAGGAAAGCTAGGTGTTCAAGCTATTAAAAAAGCAGGAGAATATTTTAAAATGAGATGTCCTTTAGATGGAGAGTACAAGGTGGGAAATTCCTGGAAAGAAACTCATTGATGTATCTACGTTACTGTAAAGACTGCAACATGGCTGCTTCAGATGAGACTGAGTTATCTTATTTTGTACCCGACAAGGGAAGTAAATACGGAAGAAGAAACCTATGTACAAACTGTGCAGTTAAGCGCAATAATTTATTTCCTAAAATGAAGGACTGGAAAACAGATCATCAAACTAAGAAGAGATACGGAGTCGATGTTGAAACATATAAACAACGGATGGCTACTCAATCTTCTTGTGAGATCTGCGGTTCAGCTAAGGAACTATGTTATGACCATGATCACATGACAATGGAATTTAGAGGTGTACTGTGTCGTGGGTGCAATAGGTCTTTAGGACAGCTAGGAGACAGTCTCGAAGGCATACTCAAAGTTGTAGATTATTTAAGAAAGGAAACACATTGATGGAAGAAATTAAACAAGCAGTACTGGTGCTCCTGCGGAAGGGTAGTAATCTCACTAACATCCAAGAAGACTTAGCTCGTGTATCAGAAGAACTAGAACTAGCAGCAAGGTACATGCAAGCAATTAAAGATGCGGACTTTGCTCCATGAAGAAACTGTACGATGGAATCCCTGAGAATGTAGAGCCACTTGTAATACTAGGTGATGATAATGATTACTTAGTTGTGTACACAGTCATGACGAATGAGGACACAATCGAGATGCTGGAACGGACGATACGGATTCTTAAAGAAGAAGACTTACAAGAAGCAAGGTTGACGCATCACTAAAACTGTGGTATAATATATGTTGTAGTACTAACTAACTAGGAGAAATAACATGGATACAAGCAAACCTTTACCGATTCAAGCAGATCTTTTCTGGGCTAGTCTGACTGAGCCAAACAAGTTATCAGGAAAGTATCAGGTTGACTTGAGCAATCTAAGTAAGGAAGCTGTACGAGAATTAGAAGCAATGGGTGTGACTGTTAAGAACGACGCTAAGCGACCTGACCAGGGTTTCTTCGTGACTGCTAAGAGCAAGCTCTACCCTATCACTGCAGTGGACGAGCAAGGCAACCTCTTGAATGTGAAGATTGCTAACGGATCTAAAGCAGTAGCCCTGATCAAGACCTACCCTTATAGCTTCCAAGGTAAGAAGGGTGTTGGTGTAGGTGTCAGCAAGTTGATTGTTAAGGAATTGATTGAGTACAAGCCTGAAGGTGTAAGCCTTGCAGACCTGGAAGAAGAAGCTCTCTAATGATGAAAGCCCTCATTGATGGGGACATACTAGTGTATCGCATAGGCTTTGCTTCTGAGAATGAAACAGAGTCTATTGCGATAGCTAGATGTAGTGAGTTCATAGAGGACTTGATTCTGTTCAACGGGTTCGGTGAGTACCAAGGTTACTTAACTGGTAAGAAAAACTTTAGGAATGAGATAGCTGTTACTGCACCCTACAAGGGCAACCGTAAGTCAGCTAAGCCTAAGCACTACCAGTTACTGAGGGACTACATGGAGTCTGCTTGGGCATTCACTATGATCGAAGACCAAGAAGCAGATGATGCTATCGGTATCGCAGCATACGAGATGGAAGTAGGTGAGTACTGTATTTGTTCTATTGATAAAGACCTGGATATGCTCCGAGGAGACCACTATAACTTTGTCAAGGATGAACGGTACTTCATTACTGAAGAAGAAGGAATCAAGAACTTTTATAAACAGTTGCTAATGGGAGATCGAGTTGACAATATCATCGGTATCAAAGGCATTGGAACAGTTAAAGCGGAAAGGCTACTCAAAGAATGCAAAAACGAAAACGAGATGTATCTTGCTATCCTGGAAGCTTACGACGGGAACGCAGAGAGGGTGCTGGAAAACGGAAGACTACTGTGGATACGAAGGCAGCCCAACCAATTGTGGACACCTCCAAGCTCATAGTAATTAAATGGGTAGACGCAGTAAGTGATGGTGGCTGGGAAGAGCATGAGAAGCCTGACATTCATGAAGTGATTACAGCAGGGTATATTGTTTCAGAAAACAAAGATGCCATCTGTATTGCTTCTACTGTGTCAGGCACATTTACCAATGCTAGGATGCATATTCCTAAAGCATGGATTAAATCTAGAAAGGTAATTAAAGTTGAAGCCCCAGTCAGCAAAAGCAAAAGGAAGAAAGCTACAGCAGTGGGTAAGGGATCAGATACTCCAACGATTCCCTACGCTGACCACTGATGATTGCAGGTCAACGAGCATGGGAGCGAGTGGAGAGGATGTGCAACTTAGTCCTCTCGCTAGGTCGCTGGTTAACTACACGATTGAATGTAAGAATCGTAAAGCTATCGCAGTGTTTAAGGATTACGAACAAGCAAAGACACATGGACTAGTAGAGCCACTCGTTATCTTGAAACAGAATAACAGTAAGCCACTAGCCCTAGTCGATGCTGAGCACTTCTTGGATATGGTTCAGAAACTGAACAACCTAAAGCACCAGGTAGATGTTCTACTTTTAGTTAAAGGAAAATGAAATGAGATTGATTGTACACTTAACAGAATATGAAGGACAGCCTGACCAGTCAGCTGCATCGATTGATATTGGGCTACCTGATGGTGCTCGTTATGATACCCTACAGGAACACTTTGATAGACTGTTGTCAATTGTATATGGTTATCCTATTGGTAAGGCAGATAGTAATTATCATAATCCGTTAGATCCAGAGGATGAATAATGCCAACACACTTAGTGATACCAGATGTACAGGTAAAGCCAGGGCAGGACTTCAGTTTCTTGAAAGCAATCGGCAACTACATTGTTAAGAAGCGTCCTGATGTTATTGTTAATATTGGAGACTTTGCGGACATGCCAAGCTTATCTAGCTACGACAAGGGTAAGAAGTCCTTTGAAGGTAGACGATATAAGCATGACGTTGAAGCAGTTCATAGTGCAATGGACATCCTCTTAAAGCCACTGCGTCAGTTGCAAGATAGGCAGCGCAGGAACAAGGAGAAGGTCTACAAGCCACGCATGGTGTTGACTATAGGTAACCATGAGCATCGTATCAATCGTGCAGTAGAGAACGATTCAATGCTAGATGGGACTATCTCTTTAGAGGACTTAGGATATGAGAAAGCTGGTTGGGATGTTATGCCGTTTGAGCAGCCTGTTATTATTGATGGTGTTCTTTATGCCCACTATGTCACTGCTGGTGCTCTTAACCGTCCTGTTGGATCAGCTGCAGCGATTATCTCCAAGAAACACCAGTCGTGTGTTGTGGGTCACCAACAAGGTAGACAAGTTGCTTACGCTATTAGAGCAGATGGCAAGACGCTTACGGCTATTATAGCTGGTAGTTGCTACGAGCATGATGAGGATTACATGGGTGCTCAAGGTAACCACTACTGGCGAGGTATCGTAGTGTTGCATGAGGTAAAGGATGGTTGTTTCGATGAGATGTTTGTGTCTCTTGACTTTCTTAAGAAGAGGTATTTATGAGTAAGTGGAGCGATTATAGAGGAAGTCCAGTAGCAATGCCTGAGCCTTATGGTGAGCAGAAACAACCAGAGATTACCCTTGAGAATTACTTCATTGGTTTAGTACAGATGGACTTTGCAGATGATAAGGAAGACATGGTTAACTCACCTAGTCATTATACCCAGGGTTCTATCGAGTGCATCGATGCTATTGCACAGGTGGTGAAAGACCTGAATGGAATGGAAGCAATGTGTACTGGTAATGCAATCAAGTATCTATGGCGGTGGAAGCACAAGAACGGTATTGAAGACATCAAGAAAGCACAGTGGTATCTTCAACGAATGATTGACAACTATACCAAATAGGAGTATAATATATGAGTGAGATATCACCAATCAGAGGTAGTCTTAAACAATTAATACAGGAGCTAAACATGCGTAAAGCAAAAGAAAAGGTAGCACATAGTAAGTTTTTCCCTGAAGATAATCAGTTTGTAAATTTACAGGGAAACTATTGGGATCACGATAACTGGGAAGTTAACGTAACTGTGAACAGTGGAGCACGAGATTCTTTCTATGTGTGGGTAACAGACTATGATAAGAATGCAGATGCCTTCTTGAATGAGTTAGCTACTGCAGTATCTAAAGCACAAGATGCTATCGCTAAGTTTCGCAATCGAGCCAAGGTAGAAACTACCGCTGCTAAGGATACCAAGGCAGCCAAGGTTGCACCTAAGAAGAAGAAGTAAACTGTGTTAACGCTTACAGTGCCAGAGTTAAAAGAGCGACTAAAGCGTTTAGATGAGGTATCTCTTCTGGAGTTATTAAACATATCTTCAGAAGAGCTTGTCGATAGTTTTAGCGATAACATTGAAAACAATTATGAGAGCCTCTGCAAAGAGGTAGACTGGGAAGAGACTGAATGACCAACAAATATCAAATGACACCTTATAACACCTTCATTGCCAAGAGCCGTTACTCACGGTTTCTCGATGATAAGAATCGTCGTGAGCATTGGGGTGAAACTGTAGCACGTTACTTCGATTTCATGGAGAAGCACTTAGCTACTAAGCAGAACTACAAGCTGACTGCTGAGCTACGCAAAGAGTTACAAGATGCAGTGACACACCTGGATGTAGTGCCTTCTATGCGTGCAGTGATGACTGCTGGTAATGCACTAGACCGTCAGAATGTAGCAGCGTTTAACTGTAGCTATCTTCCTATCGATGATCCTAAAGCATTCGATGAGGCGATGTATATCCTGTTGTGCGGTACTGGTGTTGGATTCTCTGTGGAGCAGCAATATGTTACTAAGTTACCTGAAGTACCAGACCAGTTGTTTGCTAGTCAGACTTCTATTATGGTGTCGGATAGTAAAGAAG